ATTTATCAATACTGCATTCGAAATATTATTCTCAACTGCTAATTGACTTGTAAGCGATAAAACTTCTTTTATTTTCTTATCAAAAGTATTCTTTAATCTATTAACCTTCATCAATGGAGCTAAAAGAAGTCTTTGAAGTGCTGTTCCGCTCTGTGCCAATCCTGCCTGCAATTCACCAAATAAAGCTGGTGAAGTTTCAGAAAGTGCATAGAATTGTTTCATTAGTTGGTCAATCTCCTGAACGACTGCACTTAATTGAGCATCCCAAACCAAATATCCAGGAGGTGTGTCCCCAGGTCTTAATCCAATATATTTATTAACTAAATCAACCTCAGCTTGTCCTGTTACGGGATTTGGTTTTATTAAAGAAGATGGTCCATAAACATTTGGATCTGAATGCTTGTCAAGAATCCTTGCCCACTGCGAAAACCTTGTTTCTAATTCACAAACAATCGTTTCTATATCTCCATAATCATCTATGCCAAATAAATCTTCGCTTGTCATCAGGTTATGGATAGGAACAATTAAAGGAGAATCAACATTCGTATTCGTAACCACGGACTCAAGAAGGTTATTTATTTTCCCGCCTTTAATTGAGTATTGCCTATACTCTAACTGTCCCGGAGTGTGAATCTCAACATATAAAACATCGTCTATTCCCCAAATGATATAATGCGCCATTATTTTTTTTCTTGTTTGAGGATCAAATACAGGAAACCAATAGCCAGGAGATAGAGAATCTATAATTGCCATATTATTGTGAAGAATAGGTTTGAAGATTGCGTCGCCATATCGTGATAAATCTATTGCTATACTATGGCCTACTGAAACCAAGTCACTTTGACGAACAATCACATCTAAGAACTCTTGCTCTTTGGCGCCGCAAGTGATAACGGGAGGCTCGCCAAATAACAAATCAGCAAACAACTTTGAGACTTTTTTATACCAGTTGAAATTAAACTGCCAGACTGTTAAGTCTTCAGGTCCAAATAACTGAAGGTATCTTTCCTTGAAATCGCTCTTATCGCCTTTCCAAAGTCTTCTATTTTCATCATATAATTGAAGTCTTTCCGTCTCTTCTTCTGGCGGAAAAGTCTTTCCAATCTTCAAAAAGTCAATATCATATAACATCTTGCCTCCTATAATCCTCTTGGCTTTGGAACCGTCATTGAATTGCCGCCTTCTTTTCCAATTATTCCATAGTCTCTTGCGTCCATTCCATGGCTCCAAATATGCGTAGTTTTATCAGTTAGTTTACCATCCTTATCTTCTATGTATCGAAAGTTTCTTTGCTCTTTTATACAATTTACTGAGTCTTCCGTCCAGTATTGTTTGAATTGTCTTACCTTCTGATGCCTATATTCAACGCTTCCAGGTCCTTTCTCCACGCCTTTGACATTGAAACCCATTTGTGAAATCTCTTCTATTGATTTAGGTTCTGCTGAATCTGCAAATATTTCATCATAATGTTTTTTAACTCCTAACTCTTCGGCTCTTGCACCTATATTTTGATTCGTTAACCCAACCTCGTAGATAAGTTCTTGTGAATACAAAGAGTCTCCTACAATCACATTCTTAACCAGAGCCGTTACATCAGTGGAAAATCCAAAATCTAAACCATAGAAATAATCGCCCTGTGGCAATTCCTTTACTATTTCAAAGTGTGGATATACAAGGCCCTCTATCTTTCCAAGCTTACCGAGTCCATATACATTCCACCAGTTCGGGTCTTTGTCTTTGTTAGATTCAATATTCTTAATGACTTCCTGCGGTACTACATCCAAAGCATCTTGATATGTGCTGTGAATATAAACATTCTCAGGCTGGCCTATCCAGTGTTCATGAGCCCAAAACTCTGAAACGGGGTTCCAATCTGCAAAGGTAAATTTCTTAGTTCTTATGTCAAGACCTCTGGCTGTTTCCCATGGTATATTATTGGCTTCATTAATGAATAAAATGTCTCTCCTTGGCCCTCTTATCTTATCCGACTCATCAGCGCCGAAGAATTCTATTATCCCATTTCCAAAGTTATAAATATGTTCAGTCTTGTTGTATCTTGAATTGTTATCCTGATCCTCACCTAAAATATTAAAAAAGTCTCTTATAGCACCCTTCCGTAAATGTGGCAGTGATTCAGAAACAACTGAAATAAGAAGCTTTGACTTTGCCTCACTTGCAAGATAAATAAGAAGTTGTAAAATGCTATAAGTCTTTGAACTATAAGTTCCGCCTTCATTTAATGCTCTTCTTTTTTCATCTCTGAAGGCTCTCGAATTTTCTTTAAAAACTTTTGTTGTTTTAGATCCTTTTTCCATTTTTTATATCTTCTAATATCTCTTTTGTTTCTTCATCAAGAACTTCAATCGTAAAAATAGTTCTCCCTTCCGTAGTTCCTTCGCCTAAAATTGAATTTTCAATGTCTTTAGAACCCTTAAGAGCATTTACAATAATAAGAAAATCAGTAGGTTTTCTGATTAACAATGCTTTCGATTCTTCAAATCTTCTCTTTGCTTCTTTAAATAAATCAACATCATAAGGAACTAAATCTTCTGAAATTTTCTCAACAATCTTTTGTTGACTCTTTTGCCTCGTTTCTTTTAGAAATTGTTCTCTATCTTCACTCCATTTTTCTTTACTTGAATGTTTTCTAATCGTAAAGGGCGAGATGTGATATTTATCTGCCAAATCCTTAAGTGTAGGAAATTCAATTTTTCCATCTTTTTGTGTACCAAATGTGTATGAATTGTGTATTTCTTCCCAATTAATTTTGCTCATAATCCTTAAATCCTTCTCTTTCAGTTATATCTTTCCCATCAACCTGATGGAGTACATACTTCCCTTTAATCTCGTATAGTTCATAAATGCCATTACTATAAAAACTAACTGCAAAAACCCGTCCACCATCAAAAAAGATATATATATCAGGTTCTTCTATCACTTCATACAAATCTTTCTCTTTTCCAGTTTCTGGATTCTTAAAAAAATACTCTGATTTTTTTATTGTTAAGCTCATTTAATCTTCTATTGGGGCCTTAAAGGAGGAGAAAAGGCCCCGTAAACTTTCCAATTCTGCTATTGACAGAAAAAAATTAAGTCTTAAAATATTATCGAGGGGGGCTCGGTCGCCTTCCCTCGAACTTTTACACTTCTTATATTTAAAGTTTATCATTCTCTAATTGCGTGGTGCCGTGGGCTATTTACCACTTAACAGCTGCCTTCAGCATGCTTCGGCTCCTCACCACGCCTTGCAAGTTTCAGAAGCACCCCACCATACGCTCCTGTGTCCCTCTGGTAATATCGTACCAGCATCCACCCAAATTTATCTATTCTTACTATGGGGCATCAAGTTCAAACTCGTATAGTCAGTTCAGCATTTTATCCTCTGCTTATAATCACTTTAGATAAAATAACGCCCCATCGGCTTTACGCCCTCTTAGTAATTAAATTATAAGGAACTTAAAAATCTTTTCAAGTATCAAAACCTAACAAGATAAGATTTAATCAAGCCCTTAAGTGTTTTCCTGTATGAGTTTGGAAATGTTTGAATTTATCTTTATGATTTTGATAATATTGTTTTCCATATTGCTTCATATACCCTCTTCTTCTCAACATTCTTTTTAATCTTATAATTTCCTTATGACTTCTTCCAATACGATACATCTTCTCTATATCATTATATTCTTCATCCATAAGTATCCCTACTTCCCAATCCTGAACAGGTTTTCCGTCAAAATTCCCTCTTATAAAACCTAAAATGATCCCTTTTCTAAACTTCGGTAATAAGTCAGCATTCAGGAATTCAAAAACTCCCTTTATTCTCTTTTCATGAACAAGTTTTGGCTGATCCCAGGCCCTTCTAAGTGAAAGCAAAAACATTATGATCCTGCGGGCCTCGTTGGTAAGTTTCCGATAGTCTTTAGTTCCAAGTATGTAATCTATCGCCTCTTCTAAGGATTCTGTATATTTTCTTAAAGTCTCTGCTTTTACTTCAGAGGCAGAATTCTTTTCTAAGA